CACCATATTAATCCCCTAATGGTGCTACCTTCACGCAATAATTCTTTTAGATACTCTTTCATAGTTCACCTGTTATTTGATTAATAAGTCAGCTTCTAATTGCCTTCTTTTAACTAAACCATTAAGAATAGTTCCATTACTCTTATTCCATTTCTTGATCTCTGTTGATGCAGAAACCCAGTTACCTTTATCAACCCTTAGTTTTAATGTTGATTTATTGTAATTCGTTATGCCTAAATTATAAACAAAATCTGCTATTGCAGCTTGTTTTTCCATGTTAGCAGTTGCTAGTATTGGTGATGCCTTAATCGCTTCATTAAAAGCCTGTAATGCGGTTTTAATTATATCTTCATCAGCTTGTTGTTGCGTCCATACCATGCCCTCTTTAACACCTTTGGTTTGTCCATAACCAATAGTCCATATCCCTGCTGGACATTTATATGCTTTTAATTTGCAACCTTCACTATCTTTAATGAGTTTTATTAATATCTCTAATGCACTCATTAATTTTTACTCGTAACATATACAATAAAGGCAAATATGGCTGATACACTAAAAACAACTCCTCCAAAAAAACCTTTGTTATTATGTGCATTTCTTTGTAGTTCATCTAAAACTAAAAATATTCTATCAGATCGTCTACGAGTCTCTTCTCTATCATCATTAATTTCTTTACATAGCCCATCTAATCTTTCTTCAACTTTTGCCACTCTACAATTAAGGTCTGTCACTGTTTCTTACCTTTTTTATGAAGTTAAAGTTATATTAATGACAGTACCAACTGCTACTTTTGTGTAAGCAGCTACACTTTGAGCTGTAACCAGACCAGTTGTTAATGTTACCGTTCCTAATTTTAAACTTGCTGACAATAAAGCATTGGTTGCTTGTGCAAGTGTCATTCCTATTAATAATGGAGTTACTACTAATGGTTTAGCTCCTGTTTTTAAAGATAACCGACCACCGTCTGGATTTTTCTTACCAACAAATACACTACTAGGTAACTCTAAGAACTTTTCCATTAGTGACTACCCTGAACTAGGCACATCTTCCCTTCTGTTGACTTTAAAAATCTGTTCATCTCTTGACCTGCAATTTGACTGTCTGGACTATTAAGCATATAACCATCTCTAAGTGCTTTTTCAAACATAATAAATGGTATAGATGCAACCATACGACCAAAAGATTCACCACTCTGTGCGCCTAAATCATGAATGGCACCTGGGTTTTTACGGAGTTCAGCGTTACGTTCAAGTATTATTTTTTCAGTAGGTTGACTAGTCTTATGTGTAATAGTATTAGTATGTTCCTGATAGTGAAATTCACTTTTAATAACACTGTCCATTATTTATACCTTTTGAACGTAATCTGATAGTGCTTCTGCTTCTGCTAAAGATACTTCACCTTCAGCGTTTGGCTCAATTACACCACTTTCAAAGTTAATAGGATCAGTCCAAATATTTTTAATTTTGACTGTTTTTGGTTTTACTTCTTTTATTGTTTCTTTTGTTATAGCCATGTCTATTCCTAAAATAAAGCCCACCTGCTACAGTGGGCTATCAATATTAAGCAGTTACAGCAGATGCAATAGTAATGTCACTAATAATAGCATGTGACTTTTCAGTATTACAAATTAATGTCCAGTCAACACTCATTTGACGATTTTCAGCTAAACCAGTTTTAGCCAATTCTTCAGTTCTATAACCTTTTAAGTAAGACATAGCCAAATATGAAGGGTCAATAATAAATACATCAGTAGACACACCAGAAGAAGCATAAACACCAGTTGTAGAACCAGCGGTACCAGTGTAAGGAGTTTGTAAACGGTTTGGAACTAATTTTAAAGTACCAAAGTCAGTTACAAATACATTAACAGAGCCCATTGCAGTAGCTGCAGAAGCAGATTTACCTTGATCTGACATCAATGTTGCTACACGTGCAGATGAAGTAAATAAGTACTCACTAAACTTACGAATGGTGCCAGGTACTGACATCATAATTGATGGATCGCCACCTTGTGTGTAGACTGATTGAACAGCGTCACGAACAAGTGTTTCAGTTAGTGCACGAGCAGTACCATAAGTACGTAGTGCAGTTACACCTGAAGATTGAAACCCGCCAACTGCACCAGTTGCGCCAGCAGAAAAGTTAGTAGTCAACCAAGTTGGTAATCCACCAACTTTGCCGGCAGCAGAACCAGTATCTGCAAATGAAGCTTGGTTAGTTAAAACAATAGCTTCAACATCACGTCTTAGTTCTTGTTGTCTACGCATCATTTGGTAGCTCAACTCTTTAGTACGACCAATCGTATCAGAAGCATCAGCTCTGAAAGATGTACGAACAACTTTAGTAGAAATTTGGTGATGGTTACCAACTCTTAAGCCAGTAACAGTGTTGTTACCTGAAGCATCTGAGCCGTCAATAACAGCGTTAGTTAAGTTTGGTGCAGCAAGTGCATCAGTAGTCCACTCTTTGTATGGATTGCCTGAAGTTTCAGTGCCAATCGCATCAGTAAATGGTAATGGGATTTTAGAAATATCCCAAATTTGGTTCATTACATCTTCACGGATTAAACCGCCACGAACAACACCTTTAAGTGTTGCTGCATCTAAGTTAGCTGTACTCATTTTGATACCCTTTTAAAAATTAATTATATAAACCGCTTAGCAATTCTGCAACAGCGTCTGTTTCAGCATTACGTTTTTGATACCCTTGTGAAGACTTTGCAGTCTTTGTGAGTCTGTCAAGTTTAGTAAGTGCTTTTGTTGTTTTGCCTGTACTTTTTTGATACTTAGGTATTTGTACATCAAGTTTAGTTTTAGCAGTTTTAACACTAGACCTATATTTCATAGCATCTTTAATTATTTCAAACAATCTAGCATCTTGTGTATTTGCAAATTCTTCTTGTGTAAATCCATATGTATCTGATAAAAATTCAGTCATTTCAGATACAGCTTTTCTAAATACTTCAGGTTTTGCCCATGAAGGATTTTTTTCTATAACTTTATCTGCTTGGCTTTTAATAAACTCTTGTTGCATTGCTTGTTGCTCTGCAGTCATTTGTTGATTAATACCTTGTTTTTCTTGGCCTACGGCATTAGCAATTTGTTCAATTTCAGAGTTTCTAAAATTAAAGTCTTGAACTGCTGCTGCATATTCACCAGGATTTTCTACTCTTAATCTATTCCAATCAACATCTTTATAACTACCTAATAGTGTATCTTTAAGATGTTGTGTTAGTCTATCTATAGTTTCAATTTTTTGGGTATACTCATTAGCAACTGCAACTTTAATAGTGTCAAACTCTTTGCGTTGTTCTGCAAGTTGTTTAGACTTATTAGTATTACTTTTATTACTTTGGTAGCCAGCAATTAAATCTTTTACTCCAACAGTAGTTACTTTGCCATCAACTTTTACATTAATACCTGATAAATTACCATCATCATCTAGTACTACATTTTTTTCATCTATACCTAGTGTTTTAGCCCAGGTAACTTCTTCATCAGAATCGTCAAAGTTATCATCTTCATCTGATTCTTCACCTTCTGCTTCATAGTCATCTTCTTGAGTAGAATCATCTGGTTGGGTATCAGCCTCCTCAGATTCTTCAATAGGTTTCTTTTTTTGTTCAGTTGGTTTTTCTGACTCACCTAATAATAATAAGTCAGCAATTTGGTCAACCATGTTTACGCTTCCAGCTTCACTCGAAAGTTCTGCCGTTGAAGTAGTATCTTGGTTATCATTCATATTTTATCTCACTCTTCACTAAGTTGTTTAAATGCAAGTTGTCCAGTTTCTATATCTCTAAGTATAATTTCTTCCAAAGTTTTTATTGCAGTTATTTGATATTTCATAATTAAAATATCATCACAAGCAAGATCATTTACATATAGTTGTTTAGCAACACTACTTTGAAATTTATCAAAGTAATCCTTCAGATATATATCATAAGCTTGTTGAGCTCTATTGCCTATATTTACTTCTTCGTGCAATATATGGTCTATGTCTTTATTTGCCATTTTAATATTGACCTTCGTCTATAACTTCTTCGTTAGCTTTAAAGTTAGCTTCTTCGTTAGTTTGAGTTACTGCTTCTAATTTAGTTAACTCAAGTGCTGTTCTTGCTTCGAGTTCATCATATTTAAATTTAAGGTCACTTTGTTCTTTATTACTTTTGCCTAGTAATGTTAGTTGTTCTAGCTGCATTTTTAGATTTGCTATTTCAGCGGCTGATGTTTGTCTTTCCATTTCACGTTGATGTTTACCCAGTTCAACTTGTCCTTTTAGCTGCACATTAGCCATTTGGGCTTCAGCGGTAGTAGTGGCAGACTTTGCGATCTCAGCTTGTTGCCTTATTTGCTCCATCTCTAGCTGTTGTTGCTGTTGCTGTTGTTGCTGAGAACCTTGTGATGCTTGTTGTTGGGCTTGCTGACCTTCTTGCGAATTAGGGTCTATAAAATATTTAGAAGCACCATTAAGACCTGAAAATTTACAAAAATCATCTAGCGCAGAATATATTTTAGATGGGTTAGTTAATGCTTGACCTGGTGTTTGTATTATTTGAGCTTGTACTTGCTGAATTTGTTGTATTGCTGCTAATTTAGCTCTAACATCTCCTGTACCAGTACCTACGCGAACTGTAGTTTTAGTTCGTTTAGGCCACTCTGATGGATTGACTTTTACCCATTGCCCTCTATATTGAAAATCTTGTATTGTATCAACATGCATTGTTACAATATCACGAATTTTATTACATAAAGGTTTTATACCAGTTTCGCAAATTACACGTATAATTAAACCAACCAATTCTTCTTTGGCATTCATCATACGTTCTACACCTTGAGAGCCTACTCTATCACCTATATTTTCTGGTGACGCAGTACCATCGGCAGATACCCCTATGCGACCTGCCTTAACTTCATCGAGATATTGCATCATACTAAAAGCTGCATCACCAATTTGTGGTGTAGCTAGTGGTTGTATTGCATCTAGTCGTTTAGCTCTAATGAGGCCGCCAGGGCGAGAGACAAGAAGGTCATCAAGATTAACTTGACCCTCAAGAATAACGTTTCGTTGATTATTTTGTAAGTACATATTATCCATAATGTTTCGGATAATTGCTGTTTTATTGTCTTGAATCTGTTTAAGTCTATCATATACTGACAACCCTTGAAACTTGTGTGACATTAGAATAGCAGTTGTGGCAATCCAAGGACTGCTATCAATAGATTCAATACTAAGTATTTTTGTGGGAGGCTCTACACCTGCTACAGTTATTTTCATAAGTTCTGCTATACCTGAACCATCCATGTCAAGTTTCATATAGCACTCACCAATCTCAACTAGCTTATTAGCGTCATCTTGTGAAAGTGTAGAAGGTATAAGAGTTGGTTCGTTTTGATAGTTAAAACGGTATGATGAACGTATTAAGTCAGATGATGCAATATCTTCAATTTCAGATTGTTTAAATCCTTCTTCACGCAAATCTGATAATGATTTGTTAACTATTTGAGCTGTAAATCTAGCATTTGATAAGTCAATAGAATTATGTTGTGAATTAACTCTAAATTCTTCAGGCGCTACGCCATCAATTTTTACTCTGCCGTCTCTATTAGTAACGGATAACTTAGCATCATATATTACTTGTGGTTGCCCTTGCTCATCAATATACTGATTAGGGGTTAATTGCTTTATCTCTGTATTTTTATCAGCTACAATTATATGCAACTGATCTTCTGTCAATCCAGTATAGTTATATACTTTTGTTTCTACTGATTCTTCATAGTACACTTTAAGCATACCATTACGTTGCATAAGTGCATCTTTTACAAATTGGTGGATTAATACAAACCCATCATTTTGTTTCATTAGCACATCATACACATATTCAGATTCTATACTAGCTTGTAGTTCATCTGCTTCACTAATTGGGTCAAACACTACTACTTCATTGTTCTGAGTGAATGACTTCATTATTTGAGGCATTATCCACTCAATAGCGTCTGCTATATCTGTAGATACTATTGATGAGCGACCTTCTTGCTCTGTACCATTTGGTAAACCAAGATAATACAGTAAAGGGTCTTGCAGCATTGCTGGACTTGAAGTAGTAATATTAGCATTACTAAGTTCATTTGCTATAATAGCAAGAATGTCACTCTCAGATAGTTTATTTTTCATTAGCACTATTTTCTAATAATTTTTGTATGACAGAAAACTGGTTTAGTCCATGTTTTCTCATGTTTTCTATCGTAGTCTTTGGTGACTCATTAACTCTTTGCTCTGGCGTCATTAATGCTCTAACTTGCGTCATGCGAGCTTGTTCTTCGCCTTCTGAATCGGTATAAGCCCTAGGGGCCTCTTTATCTCCGTCCGCTCCAATAGCCAGTCCGTACGTACGTTGTATCGCATGGGTAAGTTCATGCAGCAGTGTACTTTGTTTCTGAGCATCAGTTGCATAGTTAGCAGTTATGCTAGTTTTGTATTCCACTGGCTTATTCAGCTCTTTAAGTGTGCCCGCAATGTCATACCAGTTTGCGTTATCAATAATTTTTTGAGGTTTTGCTAAAAATGCGCCTCTTTCAGCCGGCAGCTTATCTTCGCTATACCTAGTTAAATTTACTGGTATTTTTGCTAAGTCTGGGTAGTTACTAAATAGTGCGGGATGGTTTAACGCATCTCCTATATTTCTAGCTTTGCCTGGATTTAAACTTGCCCCGCTGTCTATTACCTCTCCAACTAAAGCATTGCCGCCATTAGCCATAGGACTTTTGTATAGTCCAAATTTCTTCCAAATATCTTCATCTGACGCGCCATGTACTAACGCTAAAGCAGCCTTAGTATCATTGCCATAAGGATACCCGGGGGCACCGTACATTAAAGGTTCAGCTTCAGCATTTCCAATAGGACTTAATGAAGCTAAAAATTTATCAAATGCAGACATTATGCGAAAGTGTCATTGAAGCCGTCTATCCATGCTTCATTTAATTTAAAAGAGTTTTTGTAAATTTTACCAGCCATTAGCATGCTCCTTTTTTCTTACCGGGCATTGGCGTAGGCTTCTTTGGTTGTGTTTTTGCTTTAGCCATTTTATTACCTCGTTTATATTATACCACGGTTCGCTAAAGTGTAATCAATTTCTTTAGTATCGAAACCACCAATAACTCTTTCCCCGCCAACTGCCCCCAAGAATAAATATTGGCACGCATCAGCAACGTGAGAGTACTTACCTTTATCAGGCTTGTCCATAAAACGTGCTTCACCGGAGACTTGCACGCGTTTATATTTGTAGCCTCCAGCAAATGCTTTCCTTAGTATTGGAGCTCCTGAGGTTACTAAGAATGCTGGGTTACCACCAAAATCAAGTCTTTGTAAATAATCGGCTATACACTCTCTTCTTATTATTGGATCATTAGTATAAGTTGGGTATGCTTTTATGCCTTGGTTTTGTAAAATCATAAACGGCGTCATTTCGTCAGCTTGAGAACGTTGCTCCCCTGCAGGGTCGCCGTATATCTCTATATTTAAGCACTTTGAGTACTTGTGTGTTAGTTTTTCTCTAAGCAGTTTACCAAATGACATAGCACCCATATCAAAGGTTACTAGTTCGTCTATTATTACCATTCTACCTGTGGTAGTAATTTGCCCAAACACTGCGGCTGGTGTCAGTCCAAAATCTATGCCTACATATAATGGTAACTTAGGGTCGTAGAAGTAAGGTTCATTACTCGAATGTATATTGTCTTTATATTCTGGGAATACTGGTTTGCCTTCCATTATAAACCCATATTGCCCCTTAACATAAACGTTTATCCACTCCTGGTCTTTACCTTGCACCATATTTTTGTAGTAGTCACTTGGTAAATTCTCTATATTCTCAGCATCTACAGCATCACCACTAGGCTGTTTGAATAGTATGTGGTTATCCGGTTGCGTTTCTTCAAACAACTTGTAGAACCAACTGTCATTGTCTGGAGGGTTAGTATCCAGAATAACACCATGCCAGGTTGGCCCTCCGTCACGCTTATTGGGATAACGGCCTACGCGACCCTGCAGCATGTCTATAACCTGCTTTGGTATTTCACGAGCCTCATTAACCCAGGCTCCAGTTAATTCTAGCGATAGGAGCTTCTTAACATCATTGGGGCGGTCTAAGGCTCTAAACATAAACTCGGCCTCAACTATGGTACCGTCTGGTAGATGCTGCTTAAAGAAAAATGTTAAGCTTAGTTTATGCCATTTTCCACTTGCTTCTGGTATCCAATCATTAAATGATTTTATGCTAGTATCTAGTAGTTCACGATAGGTGTTGCGTATTATAACCCATCTTGATTTCCTAACACCATCTTGGTTGGGCTTTTGCGCATAACACTTTATTAGTGTCTCTACTATGCACGCTACAGACTTTCCACTACCTATTGGACCCATTAGACTACGCACAAACTTGTCAGACTTATGGAAGTCTTTCATAGTTTTAGATGCTACGTAGACAATGTCCATTAGTCTAATACTACCTTGAAGCTGAAGTTCTTTCCAACCCCTATATCGCCTTCACCTTGGGGGAATACCTCACTCACCTGGCGAAGATAACTTAGGGATGCAGCCGCGCCGTTCTTCTCGTTGGACATTTGCCTGAATAATTGCACGACAGCCTTGTGTTTTGCTATTTGACGTCCTCTATTAAATGAGGCCTCAAAGTATGCCAGGTCTTCTAGATTCGGCGCTAGCTGTTCTCTAGATATATTAAAGTACAATAATATTTCCTCTTGGCTTAGACCCGCCGCCATTTCCTCTACTTCTGCCAGGCTTGCTGCGTCAAATATCTTTAAGCTATCTGGTAAATATGAGTAAGGGTCATATCGTTCCATGGTTATGTTCTCTTGGTTACATTGAGTCTAAAAGTGGACTCCGATAATTTTATTGCCTAGCTTAACTATAGCACGGTTTTAGAGTTTTGTACACTTTTATTTTTTTATATTAGCTACAAAGAGGTGCCTATACTTAGTAACACTGGATGTTATCATGGATCATTTTATCATAAAATGTTTAGGAGGTACCATTGACTTCGCCTCGTCGCCTCGACCCCCCCGCCCGCTTGCCTGGAATTCACACCAGGAACCTGGTAGCCTGGAAATCAAGGACTTAGGCTCCAAACCTTAAGGAACTTAGTAGCAAAGTAACCTAAGTTCTTGATAGTAATAGTAATTACCTGGTTGTTAGCCAGGTTACTAAATTATTTAATCATTAAGGTAAAATAAATGTGTACAACTGCATTGATTAATGATAATATAGATCATCACTTAGATATTGTGATTGCGTATATATTAAAGAATAAATTATTTAATCATTAAGGTAAAATAAATGTGTACAACTGAATTGATTAATGATAATATGGCGCATCATTTAGATAATCTAACTGATAAACCCTTTCGTCCTCAGGACAACC